GAACGTCTTTCGAGCTATCTGAGTTTTGTTCGATGGACGAACCGTTGGTACTACCGCTGTAAAAGCTGCGACATCATCGCCGTCTATTGCTGCGTTAGTTCCGTCTGCTGTTGCCAGCACATCAGTTTGCCATTCGAACGTAGTTGCACTCACTGACTCACTGGAAATGTTACTCATGAAGGGTGTTTCTTCTTTGCTAATGTCGTACAGTTTTGTTATCACGGCTTTTTTAATTACCGTTTCTATGTGTTACCACATAGCTCAGACTATCTCATCATCCCGAAGGATGTTCCGCGCTCTTGGAGTTTTACCGTCCGGTCTGGACTCCGTACTCTAGTCGTTGAACGTTCTAATCATTCCTGATTAGCTTCGCTGCCGATTGTCCCGTAGGATTTTCCAGCAATTCACGGAATTTGCTATAACTGTTACCAGTTAAAGGATCAACGTTGGTTAATCACATTAGCTAAGTCTTCACGAATACCTTTCGCATCGTAAGTAGTGAACGTATTGGCTACCAGTTTGTTAACGTAGATTTTTTAATTACTACCTCTATGCATCTCTGCATAGCTCGGACTATGTCATCATCCTCTAGGGATGCTCCGCGCTCGTGGGTATTTATCATCCGTTCTGGATTCATACCTAGTCTCTGAACGTTCTAATCATTCCTGATTAGCTTCGCTGCAAATTACCCTCGGCTTTACGTTAGGGCTTCCTTGACAATTCACGGAGTTATTCGATTACTGTCGCCAGTAAAAGGATCAATTGCACTTAATCGCCATGAGCGTTACTCCTATTTTCGATTAAGAATTGACTCAACTAAATGTTGAGCGTCTTTTGCTTTGCCTGATTTAATAAACGCTTCACGTTTACTTTTCAAAGCATCGCGTTTAGGAGCCGAGCCTTTAGATCCCGGTGAAAGGGTCTTCGATGTTTTAGATCGTTGTTTTTTAACACGGGTTTTGCCCTGGTCATACAACCAGGCTTTTCGCATCATCACCACCGATCCCGCATCGAGTATGTTATTGAGTTGGTTTTGATCTAGGAAACCACTGCTCAATGCCCACTTTTCAATTTCTGCTTTCTCAGACACAGCCGTTTTGTCATTCTTCCACTCAGGAATTTGACTTAATAACTGTTTGCCTTGATCAACCAGATAATCGTTTCTTGCTACTGCAAGCCGCTTATCTTCTTCAGCCTGTAATTGCTGTTGCTCTGCTTGCACCTTTTGCAACTGTTCTGCGTTCTCAACTTTTTTACGGTCGAACTCGCGTTGTAGCCTACTGGCTTTGACGGGGTCCGCTTCGTAAAGCTTATCCCAATCAGGCTCGGCCTGGAGTTGCTTCTTAATCGATTGAAGATTGGTTTCGAGTTCGGGCAAGAGTTGTGACATTCTCGTCCTAGCAGCATCAGATTCTTCGGTGATCGCCGTAAGTCTCTTACGCTGTTCTGCTAAATCCTGTGTCTTAATCGTATAGTCTTCACCCATGCTAGCGAGTTTGACCAATTCGTCCTCGGTGACTTCACGATCTTGGCCTCTGACCTTAATCGTAAAAGTTCGGGGTTCCTCGGTTTCCTCGGTATAGTCTGGAGAATCCTCTTCCGAATCAGAAAAATCCTCTTCGGGCTGACCTTGGAGGTCATGTTGAGCAGCCTCTCGATCTTGCTGATCGGCTAGCTCGTCAGGTGGATCGCTTTCTTGCGCCTCCTCTTGGACGGGAGTTAGTAAGTTAGCAATCTTCGATTGTGCGGATTGAAGTGTTCCTTCTGGAATTTCATTCGCCATGCTTTATCACCTTTTTTGTAAAAATGTCTTCCTGTCATTATAAGTTTTGAGTCGTTCCTCAAAACGCCGTATCGCGTGAAACTCAAAGTAGAGCTCTTCGCGCAATTCCGTGTCCCTGGGTTTTGTCTGCATCAGTCGAGCTTTTGTGTCCTCTCGTAATTCATTCAAAATACGTTGGAAAAATTCATCATCTAATAATCGTTTAGCCTGGTCCGCGTCAGTAATTAAACTCACTGAAGGGTTTGCTCCCTCTCAGCCCGTAACACCCTAAACAGTTCGGCCTGAGTTAATCTGATCATCGGATACTTAGCTTTTAACTCTGCTACATCTAACATGATGTCCGCTTCTAATTTGTCCTGACGGAAATCGTCATCTCTAATCATTTGCTGTTGTTTGAGACTTAACTCAGCAGCTTTCTTCTGCATATCTGCCTCGATATCCTGACGCTGCACATCAGCCAACAATTCTTCTGGAGTTGGTTTAGGTGGAGGCGGTTCGGGTAATTGAACCGGGCCTTCGTTAATGAACCCACTCGTATTCTTAAAGCCTGCCATGTTGATTTGTGCGCTTAACGCATTCCGGTACTGCTCTAAACTAACCAGAGGGTTGTTCGGTCCAAACTTGTTCATTATTTCTTCTTGCTTGGTAATGATCGCGGAAAGACTGTCGATCTTTTCCTGTTCACTGGACGCGCCTAACGCAACATCAACGGATACATCCATGTTCGCATTCCACGGCCTTGGATCTATCGGCGTAAACGCATTTCGCAAGCGTACAATTCGTTCATCCTGTTGGTGCTGAATAACTAACTTTAAAACGCCAGAAAATAATTCTCGCATCCCGGTTTCAGCAAATATCCTGGCAATCATTTCTATCTGCGCCTGGGCACCTTTCAGAGTAGCGTTAACAGCCATCTGCGTAGTTGACTGCAAACTTTCCGCGTCAAGACCCATGCTAGCTTTTGAGATACCCGTTCGATTCTCTTTCAAAGTATCCAGGTATCCCAGCATAGGGAACGCTTCTTTACCCACAAAAGGTAAGTTGAAGGGAGTCACCGCTCCCGGCTGGGACTGTCTGATAATCGCGCCGACTTCAGTGTTAGTCACATCATCGATATTCGCCTGACCCTCTACAACTGCGACTCTGGGGTGAATCGAGAGAGAAAGACTATCGAGAGAATTTCGTAATACGTTTGATTTAATCTTTTGGATATCACCCACTAAATCATAAATACTTTGACCAAAGAAAACGTGTGACTGTGGGCAAGGACAGAACGTTGCAAAGGGAGGTTTATCCCAGGCTTCGTTATGAACAATCTCGTGATCTGTTCCCATGCAACAAATCTTTCTGAGTTCCGAGATCCCGTCATTGTCCCAATCCACTTTTACATAAGCCTCAACGTATTCAACCAGATTCTGTGATTCATCAGTCCTCAAACTAAAATCAAGCTGGTTATTTTCCCGCTCACGCCTTTCAACATTAAACCGTAATAAGTCAGACCCGCCAGCTTTGCTTTCAACAAATTCCCGGTCATAACCCATCTTGACCAATTCGCTTACCGTAGCCATCCGTCTGTGCGCGGTGATCATCGCGTCCTCGATAGATGTGGCCTGCTCATTAATTAAAAATTCTTCACAGGGCAATGACTTAACTCTTACCCGACCCTCTTTTTTGTAAGTAACATGGACCGAGTAACTAGGGCCGGATGTCATTACATTTAAGCCCATCTCCATGCCCATCATCTGATTTGATTCGACATACTCTTTGATAATTGAGATTTCTAACTCCGGGTCCGACTGCAAAGCGATCAGCCCGGTTTGATCAACGGTGATCGTGTACGCTTCGGGATCAGGGTTCTCCTCCCAAAAATATTTTAAAATTCCAACCTTTCTTACCAGGGCATCTTGCCAGCAAGACTGTAGCTCCATGAATAAGTTATTATCTTTGGTCAGAATATGATTAACGTAATCAGTAGCTTGCGTGGCATACGCTACATCTTCAGAAGACGTTGGAACAAACTCGACAACTTTCTCTGTGCCAAAAAAGACCCGCAACAGTGACGGCATAATCTTCCCGACAGTATCCCTAACAGTCATGTCCACAACTGAGGACCGACCGTCTTCCTCATTGCCAAACGGTTCACCTAGAAAATAACGGGTAGCCTCTGCCCGGTTTGGCGAAATATCCTGATCGATATATTCAATTGCGTTTTCAATTAACGCTCCCACGGACCCTTGTAAATCGAGGAGCGACATCCCGCCGTTCTCTAAATTCTGTTCTTCCTGTTCTTCATTCAGAATTGCTATTTCATCATTCATACGACTGACCTAATGCCCCGTGTGATTTTCTGCCTGGAAGAATATTTTTTTCCAAACATTGCAATAGTCGGTTGAGAAGCTAGCGTTAAAATAACCGCGTCCGCTTTATCGGGACTCGGTAAGCCTCGCTTCTTCATTTCCTGTTTACTTTCCACCTTCAATTTACCCGTGCTTGAAAAATCGTAACGCGGTGAGACTAGCTCACTGAATAGCTGCTCATCTTTTGGCAGCTTGCAATCTCTCGCCTCTAACCACTCTTTCATTCTGAACCAGAGCTCTGCTCTTAGATTCACATACTGGTTTCTCATAGAGGGAGATTCGGCCACGTTAATGCCTCTAACGGGTAAATCTAATTCTTTTAATCTATCCACTACCCCGGAACCGAGCCCTATCGAATCCACAGTGATTTCAACAGGTTGCTGTGAAGGGGGCAGTTCTTCGTATTTAGCGTGTATCAATCCAGTTAACTGCATCAGGTCTTTACCCTTCCAAGACTCTATCCAGTTAATAATCGTGCCTTGTCTCTCCGCTAGTACACTGGCATCAGTTCCAAAACGTGCAACATCAACACCCCAGACCTTTGGAGTTGTTTCCGACATTTGCACATCTCGATTCTGCGCGTCTTCGACTAGCGCCAGGGAGATAATCGTTTCATCGTCTGTCTTGGGAAACTTTCCTAAAACGCGCACATAAAAAGCGGAGGATTCTTCGCCGTAGCGGATCGCCATCTCTTTAATAAATTCTTTGGATACTCTTGGTGAGTCCACACAACTAACGTGCATCGTGTACCACTCACTTTTTAATCGGTGGTGCGATTCGTAAAACGTGCCAGATGTCCTAACCGGGTTACCTAATAAAAGCGTACAGGCTGAGTCTGAGCTCATTGAGCCCGCTGCTGCCTCGAATACCTTCTCTGGTATACCAGAAGCCTCATCGATGACTAAAAGCACATTGTCACTATGAACCCCAGCCATCGCCTCCGGGGTTTCTGCTCTGGCCGTTCTGCAAGAGATAAACGCATCCTGGGGAGCGGCTAAGAGGACCACGCGGTCACTGGTAACCTCTAGCAAACTTTGCAAAGCCTGGGGGAGTTTCTTAATCCAGCTTTTAACCTCAGAAAACAAAGCGTCAAATAATTGACTACTTGTCGGAGCCGTTAAAACAATCTTGCAAGGATGCTTAGTTAAGAAGTACCAAACTATCGTCCAGCTTGCGACCGTGCTCTTTCCCGTACCGTGCCCGGACCTAACTGAGATCTTCCGGGTGTTTTTAGCAACCTCTAATAAGAGCTCTTTCTGCCAGGGATCTGGCTGAACCTGTAAGACTTCTTCAACAAACTTAACCGGGTCGTTTCGGTATTTTTTTAAGAAACTGACAAACGGGTTAGCTTTCGACAAGTGCTGGCCCTTCATGCTCGATCACGTTCTCGCTCATGCCTAGAGCTCTAATCGCCTCCAGGTGCAATGCATTTACATCAGTGACGTTTAGGTCCACACGCTGTTTATCACCCCAACGATCCGGGTTGTACCTGGATGCCAGAAACTTCCGAGCATCGAGAGAGACTCTAGCCGCTGCCGCGTCCATGTCTCCAACCTCAACATCATTGGCGATCTTTTCAATTCTCTCGCCGTGATAGTCTGCTCGAAGACGCATAGCGTCCTCATAACGTTGGGACAGATCATCATGTCCTTTGAGGTAGCCGAGCATTTTATTGATCGGAATTTCCAGATAAGCAGCCGCCGATTTGGTCGGTTCGCCTGCCGCAATGATTTTGAAAAAATGATCCCAGGTTTGCGGGTCCGCTAAAAGCGCAGCCTCGTTTTTCACCCGTACTTGTTTTCTCGAT